TAAACCGCGATAGACCCCTTACGACGTCCAGCTTGATTCACATAGCGAGCTGTTGCATTGAATACACGAAGCATTGGAATAATTCCATCTGATTGACCGTTTGTACCTCTAATACGAGACTTGTTTGCTCTGACATCGTGTATATGCATACCAATACCACCAGCCCATTTCGAGATTTGAGCACACTCTGTCAAAGTACCATAGATACCATTAATAGAGTCTTCTTTGTTTGCAATGAGAAAACAACTCGACATTTGTGGTCTTGGTGTTCCGGAATTGAATAGGGTGGGCGTTGCGTGAATGAATAAACCTTGACTCATTTTGTCATATGTCTCAATCACCGATGGAATATCATCCCCGTGAATACCAATCGCAACGCGCATAAACATATACTGTGGAGTTTCCATGAGTATACCGTCGAGGCGTTGAAGATATGACTTCTCAAGGGTTTTAAGACCAAAGTATCCAAAGTCATAATCTCTCTTGGTCACAATGTCATCTCTAACTCTACCAGCAATTGTCGCAACTTCTTCTGTAACAATACCAGCTTTGGATAACTTTTTCATGGCGGTGTGAAAGTTATTTGGGCATACCTTCTGAATATTACTTGCAATTATGCGAGTTGCCAATATTTCATAGTCTGGATCGACTGTAATCATACCAATACAGATTTCGGCGGATAGTGTATCAATTTCTTGTGCTGTAATCTTATCATACATAGATGAAAACACTTGTTGGGCAACTTTGGACGAATCGCAATTTTCGGAAAGTCCATATGTTAAATTCTTGATCCTATTGGTGACATTATCAAACTTCATATCCTCAATACGACCTGAGCGTTTAATGACTCTCATCTTACTTTACTAATAAATCTACTTGTTTTATTTTTAACTTACTTGCGGCACTTCTCAAGATCACCACTTGTTACTTTTACTGTACCAAAGGTCTCAAACTTACGGTCCTTCTGGAGGAGATAAGTATTCACGAAAAATGGTCCTTCTTGTCCAGCTTTGGCAACTGGAGCATATGAGCCAACAAAGCAGGCTGGGGCTTTACATGGATTTTGTTCAACATTTGTGGGCTTGTTGGCATAAACTTCATCGAAGTCAGCGAGGTTCAACATTTAGTATTTACAGAGTTTTTTTTCGGGAGCTATATTAAATGTGTGACAACCTCCACCTCGATTCTATGAAACAGTGTGAGACACCACTCAACACCCTGTTCTTTTCTGAGTTCAACCAAAATCTTCTCCAGCGTGGAATCCGTCAGGCGTTCAAGAATAAGACGGGTATCTCCATTGATAGACAAAATCCAGATGATCTATACAGTATCATGCGTGTCGTTTTCATCAACAACTCCGGAGACCATTACTCTCGTGTGAATGAACAGGTGAAGATAATGAATACCCGTGTGATTGAGACGGCACTTTCTCAAATCCAAACGGGTGTTTCTCAATACATGGCGTATGTTAACGACATTGATACTATATCCATGCCATTAGACCAACCTATTAACACCAGTACCGTTGGTATGAAAATGGACAAGAATAACAAGATTGGTATCAATTAAAGTTTTGGGTCGTTAAGTGAATAAGATGAGTTTGAATTATTACAAATCTGAAACTGAAAAAGTATGTAAATCCAAGGGATGGGACCGTGCTGCGGTGGATACAGTATGGCTTTTACTAACAGAAGAGTTTGGCGAACTGGCTTCGGCTATTCGTCAATACAAAAAGACATACAAGAAGACTGGATTGAAGAAAGAGCGAGGAACGGATGTCATGATGGAGATGGGTGACGTTTTTAGTTACCTTTTCCAATTGGCGCACATGTTGAACGTAGATTTAGACCAAATGTGGGAAGAACACCGAACTAAAATGAAGACGAAAAAATATAATCTGAAGTAAAAGTAACTATGAGTAAATATATGCTCAATGATGAGGATGCAATCAACGATGTCAATCCATTTGTCACACGCGATTTCTCCCTTCCAGGAGGTGTGAGACAGACAGGTGATTTTGAAGATTTTACCGAGATTCAATCTGAACCAGGTATTGAAGAGCCAACGCGTAGCGTCTATTGCGATTATGGATTGTGTGCCGAATCTACATCAGAGTGTTCTTTATCTAGACCAGTACACCCAAGACGAAATATCGATAAAGGTTTTACCAATAATAACAGAACATTTGTTCAACGTGCTGTTATCGGCGTTTCAGAAAATCCACGATTTTCGATAATTGGAGCGCTTATTATTATTTTAACTATATTGACAATTCTATATTACGCAAGACGGTAAAGAAGCGTTCAAGTCTTGAATTATCAGTAGTTCTTTGAACTAAATCAAGTAAAGTATCTTCACAGAACTTCTTAATAAACTCCCTTTGCCAAGCACTCTTAATATTAATCCAAGGTGGTTGGAATGTGGGATCTAGAATCTTACTCGCGTGCGCGATTCTTATATATGTATTGATATGTTGTTTATCAACAATCATATTTTCAACGGCAAGTTCTGCCATTTTTTGTCTAACCTCTACCGTTTTTTCACACATGGTATCCAAGAACTTTTCATATGGAATGGATTGCGTCTTTGATTTTAGTACTACCCAATCTGCTAGTGGTCGTGTATTGATATAGTCCACATATGTTGTGTAGCCTTTACCCTTCACAAAACGTTCATATACAATTTCAACATATTCTAAATCCGAATCAATGTCGAATACGGCTTTTGCCGATTTAATGAACGACGACATTTGTTTATAGATGATTATATTCTCTAAGCAAAAAAATCTATTGTACATTATAAGTTACAGCATGGCTCAGAAAAGTTATTTGATGCCTATACTAATCATATTGGTACTTTGTTGTTCATCTATAGTAAGTGTTATTACACTATTGATACCCAAACCCAAAATTACCCCACCCCCACTACCACCCATACCCTTACCAAAAGGACAATTTGTAAGAATAGAACATACAAAACCTGCAACTGTTATAAATCTTAGTGAATTTGAAGTTCTTGATAAAAGTTATGAAAATCTATCAAAAGGTAAAACTGTGACTGCAAGTTCTGTAAATGCATCTAGTCCAGTGGCTAATCTTGTGGATGGATCTTATAATAATTATACAACTATAAACCCTCTAACCGAAAATAGTTGGGTAGAGATTGATTTGGGTTCGGAACAGGAAATTAGAAAGTTTGTTATGCTAAATAGATATGATGGAAATAAAGATAAGGCGGTTGGCATTAAGGTAATTATTATAGACAAGAATAGAATGGAAGTTAAAACAACACCCATAATTGAAAAGGAGCAAATTAGGTATTCGTTTGAATTTAAGACGAAAGAATCGGATGAGGAGGAAGTGTGGAAGGGAACCTAAGTCGTTGTCTTTACACTAAAAATCAAACAAAAAAACGTCACCTTTATGTATTCAACTATTGCAAATAATAGCTTTTCCTATCTTCTCACACTTGATGAGTTTAGGAAGGGACTTCCCAATGAAACGAGACCTTCTTGGATAAAGATTACAACAATCACTATGGTTTCAAGCTTTATCCAGAATATTGACATTAAAAAACTTCGCTATGTTTTTGAGAATTTGGAATCTTTCAAGTTGAAGCGATGTGGCACAAAGAATGATGGTGGATTTGAATGGAAGTTGAAACCTACAACTTTTTACAATCAAGTTACTCTCACATATCATGACAGTTACAGTACTAAATCTGTAAAAGTATTTCCAAATGGTTCTATTCAAGTGGCTGGATGTTGTGACCTTTTTGATTGTAAACGTATTATCACCCAGTTGACCTATATTTTCAAAACCTTTTTGGGAATGGAAATGCAAGTACCAGTTGATTCTTTCCGAGTTGTGATGATTAATTCAAACTTTAGTCTCAACTACAATGTAAATCTTATAAGAGTTGCTCAACATTTTGAAAATTACTCCGATGTATTTAAGGTTTCTTTTGAGCCGGATAGATATTCGGCAGTAAAAATCAAATTTCAACCGGCACAAGATATGAAGGAAATCACAACGAGTATTTTTTCAACTGGGAAGATTATCATCACCGGTGCAGAAACTCTAAAAGAGATTGCATTCGCTTACAATATTATCAATCAACACATAAACGAGGAATCCCAAATCCGTGTTTCTCCCACTATAGAAACGGACGTTTTTGATGTATTTTTGGGGCACAAATGTGAACCTATGGTTGAACATCTCAGAAAGAAGGGATTTCACTCATGGCTTCAAACAATTACCAACAGGCAAATTAACTTCTAGGTGTATTTTAATAAAAGATGTCTACTCCCATCATTGTTGGTGGTTCTATCTTGATACTATGTATGTGTTCCTCGTCTATAATGTCGGCGTTAGGTGCGGCTGCGTCCCCCAGTACACCCCCCAGTACACCCCCTAGCACACCCCCCAGTACACCCTCGAGTATACCAGCTCCATCTGGAACCACACAAGTAGTTGGGACTGCGCTCATTGAAAAAAGTACTCAATGGGACGACGAGGGTAATGGAACCTCCCATTACTTAGATAGACACAATGTTGATTGTGGGATGGATGGTATATCACAATTTAGACTTATTCGTGAAGGTAATGGTAAAAATAAGTTTAGATATGACTACAAGTGTAAGCCAAATGATATGGCAACGGCTATAGAATGGAAAACTACCCAAATGGACGAGGATGGTGGGGGGAATATTGTCTATTTGGATAGACATAACATTGATTGTGGTAAAACGGCAATTTCATCATTTAATCTTCAACGAGACCCATATGATGGTACCAAACTTCAGTATATGTACTCATGTAATGACGTAGATGTTAAAGCTAATACGTGTAGAGATGTAAGTACACCAGCAAATGATGATGGCGGTGGTATTAATATATACTTAGATAAACACAATCTTGATTGTGGCAAAGATGAAGTTATGACAAATTTTCGATTTATTCGTGAAGGTGCTACAAAATTTAAGTATAAATATAAATGCTGCAAACCGTAAATTAATTTCTAGGTGTATTTTAATAAAAGATGTCTCAGCGACTTGGAATGGCTGACGGGCGATGCTTCACTATTAACTCTTCAGCCCAACTTACTAACAACTATATCATGAAACAAAACGGTATCACCTTTGAAGATAACTACAGTTACCGTCAACTCCTCCAAAAGCAAGGTCCAGAACTCTTGTCCAAGGTCCAAGAACAATCCCGTGCAGCGTGTGATCCTTGTGACCGATACACCGACATGTCCAAGATTTACTAACTGAGCTAAATTCCCGTAAAAACTTTAAAACTATACTCTAGAATGTTGCAATGTGCCATATGTCTCAATGACGTCAGAACAACGAGAACCAATTCTCCGATCAGATGTGGACATATGTTTCATTCCCACTGTCTAGAGGAATGGAAAAGTAAAGGTAAGCACACTTGTCCACTTTGTAGAAAAGTATTTGACGTTTCACAATTTAAGGTAACTATTACAGTTCAGAACAATTACACAGCAACTTCAAATACTGTGTCATTGGAGAATGATGCTATTTTTAACATAATGGACATTTTTGATATGTCATTTGACGTGGAAAATACGGTAGATTTAGAGAGCTTGTTTGCGGACCTTGGGATGAGTTTGTCCGACTTGGATTCCCTTGTTCTTGACACAGAATGAACTGCAGTACCGTTCATAATTTAGTCCCGGATAGTTTCTATCCGCTTTACGAGGGTCCTTAATGGACTTACCAGATGCATCAGTCAGAAGTGGACCAGTTGCCCACCCACGCTTGTGACTGAATACATTGGCATTGAACACTATACGCTTATTGACGGCAAATTTACCAGCCCGTTTAATTCTAGACAATGGAACTTTGAAAAACTTAGCTACAGACTCTTGGGTATCACCTGGTTTGACGCGATACTCTATAACACCGTGTTGAACATAAAAATGAAAGTCTCCTTGACGAATATAGTTTGTTGGTCTTCCAGGGCATACAAACATCATAACTTTGTAGTACCCCTTTTTACACTTCTCATTTGCCTTAACCTGATAAATCTTGGTTGGATTATCTGAAATCACGCGCTTTGGAAGACCTTTACAATGGGTATAATTGTGGTCAAGATTTGAAAGACCCGATCGATCACCTGGAATGGATTTTTGCCATCGATAGGCTTCATAATCTCCAACTGCATACGCGTAACAGTTGTTATTACCAATACCCGTAGTTGTACCCCATCTCCGGTTGGTGAATGTTCTTTCGGAGCCACTCAGGGGGAGGTCCTTCATTTGTAATTCGTTTAGAAAAAAATATTTTTAATAAGTAAATGCAGGTTATTGACAAGGTCGCCAAGTCTCAAACAAAATCAGAGATGCTCACTGAGCTTCTCATCTTTATTCTCAACATTCTTATCGCGACTTTCGTTATCCGATTCGCGTGGAACCGCTCCCTCGTGAAGCACATTACTATCCTCAAACCACTTGAAACTATGCTCGATGCCTTTATTCTTGCATTGTCTTTGAGTATTATCCGCGGAGTTTAAAATTCGCTATAACCAACCGTCTTTTCACCATCTGTGTGAATAATAGTTGGGAAGCCTTCCATATTTGGACAATCCTCCTTGTCGCAATCGACAAATTTAAATGGCTTACCAGCCTTTTCCATATATTCTAATTGCTTACGAGTCCATCCACATCCCATGGTCCCGTAAATAGTTGTTTGTTCGCCTTTTGAAACTGGTGCGCTGATGGTAGACCGCGTTCCGATATTACTGAGAATCAAGAGGTCGATGAGTACAAGGAGGGCGAGAAGCCACATATTTATATTATACAATTACATATTTTTTATGATCTTACACATTTGTTCTTTTGTCATATTTGGATCCAACTTGAACATTTTAACTAGGTCTTCTTTTTTGTAAAGACGACATTTACGCTTATCTATTTTGAGATCGCCATTTTTATTTACGAATACTTTTGGTTTCTGTGACACTGGCACAAATTTCGTTTGAATTTCGCGGACTCTAGACACGAAGGCTTGTTGTTGTTTGGCTGGTATAATCGATTTAATTCTCTTTTCAATCTTGCGAACTTGTGACATAACAGCTTGTTGTTGTTTGGCTGGTATAATCGATTTAACTCGCTTTTCAATTTCACGAACTTGTGACATAACAGATGGATCTCTGCTAGTACGAAATACAGCTCTTTTTATGGGTTGTGTTCTCTTTTCCGCCTCCTTTTTAAGAACTTCCATAGCTCGCTTAACTGCATTCGTGGGTGTCTCTTTTGTATTTATCTTTTGTATCTCCCGCTCAATAGCTTTTACGGTTTTCTTAAGTGTGAGTGGTACAGCAATTGGAATTTTTGTATCACTTAAAAATGGATGCTTCAAGATGTCATTGTACGTTGGAAGTTCGTCATGTGTTTGACCGAGACGAAGACGCATGTCCTTAATATGAACACTTTCCTGCCCAATATACCCTTTTGTGAACACATCTTCTATAAATTTCTTAACTGTTGGTATTGTTGTATATCTGTGTATTATATTCAAAAAGTAATGCGCATCATACATATAATGTGATTTTGTAGAGATCCCGCTACCACTGAATCTACCAGATAATACTTCTGGGTTTTTGACACCTTCAATAGTAGCCATTCCAAAGTCCATCATGATTGGTTTAAGATTTTCCGTAATGAGTATATTAGTCCAATGAAGATCGTGATGTCTAAATGATGGGTATTTATCATGTATCTTCTTGAGATTACGAATCACCTGCGAAATTACACGCTTGAATGCGGCTGAACTTGGTTTAGACTTTATCCATTTCTCGAGTGTCTGCCCCTTGATGTATTCAAAATAAAGAACATCTTTATCATCACAAGATTTGAAGTGATATACACGTGGTACACCCATACCTTGTAGTTTTTCCGCAATACGATATTCAATTCTCGCAGATGGTTCGGTTGTCACTTTTATAGCAATTCCCGTTTTACATTCATTGTCGAGACATCCATAAAATACCGTACCATATACCCCCTGACCAAGTCTTCTGAGATTTTGCCCCCTCTCAATTTTTATACCTACATTTGAAAATAACTGTTGTTTGGGGTCACACGCCTTTTTACCTCTTATAATTTTTTTGAGTTCTTCACCAACTGCATTACGTT